GAAGAAGGAGCAGTTTTATCTTGGTTTGAAGATACAGATTTTTCTCATGTCAAAAAACCAAATGTTTCAAATTATAAAGGAGAAGCTACGGCTTCAGCTACACTATCTGAAGATTATGTCAAGGATATAAAAGATGCAGAACCCATTTCTGCAGACTACCAGAAGTATACACTACAAGATGTTTACGATGGTGAAGCACAAAATAAGTTCAATGTGATATCTACCTTCGCTGGTGGTGGTGGTTCTTCTACAGGATATCGTTTGGCTGGTGGTAAGATTTTATGTATCAATGAATTTGTGAAAGAGGCTAGAAATACTTACCATGAAAATTATCCAAACACTCCGATACTTCCAGATGACATAAAGGAACTTGAAGGAAAAGATTTGTTGGAGGCGGCCAATGTTGGAGTGGGTGAAGTTGATATCCTAGATGGTTCGCCACCATGTTCAGCTTTCTCTATGGCTGGAGCTGTGGTACAGGGTAAAGGACATTCTGCTGGTTTTGGCCAAGTTAAAAAATATTCTGATGATAAAAAGGTAGAAAATATTGAAGATTTATTTTTTGAATTTATTAGGGTTGCAAAAGATATTCAACCTAAAGTTATTGTTGGCGAAAATGTGTCAGGACTGTTAATGGGAGAAGCAAAAAATTATTTCTACAAAATTACAGCAGAGTTTGGAAACATAGGATACAATGTATCTTCCATGTTGCTGGATTCATCTCATTATGGAGTACCGCAAACAAGAAAGAGGGTTATCTTCATCGCAGTTCGTAAAGATGTAACTGATGCGATTGGTCTTACTTCTCTTAACATTGCTGGTGTATTTCCAGAAAAGAATAGTGAAGTTGTCACTTGTGGAAAAGCATTTGAAGATTTGAATTATGATGAAGAAGAGATAAAAATGTTGACCGAAACCTTTTCAAAAGGCTCTCACTTTGAGACAGCATCAAAGATGCCACTTGATCCTAAGAAAGTACTAACTGGTTGTGATTATCATCCAAAAGGACATCACTTTAATATGAAAAGAATTTCAAGATTCAAGCCATCTCCCACCATCACAGCTTCTGGTGGTTGTATTCATTGGGGTGAAATGCGAAAACTTGCATTAGGTGAAACTCGTAGACTCACTTCTTTACCAGAAGATTTCAAACTAACTGGAAAGTGGGAGCAAAGATCTGAACGTATGGGTAGAATGGTGCCACCATTGATGATGAAAGCGATAGCAGATTCAATATACAAGAAAGTACTTAAACCCTATAAGGAGTTGAACAATGACACAAAAATATGAATCACCAGATTTAGAGGGAGCTATCATGGAAGTATGGCACACCAAAGATGATTTAGACTTGATATCAGAAAGAATTCTTGATGACCCAAAACCAATGACAGAAGATGAAATTGCTAATGTTTTGATTGGGTTGAGTGAATTACACGAAACTAGGTGTAAGAAATTATTTAATATTTTTGAAACTATGGTATACGAAAATTGTTTTAATAATAAAGCTGATTTTATTTCTAGGGGGTTGAACGATGGCTGATTTTACTTTTGCACACAGAGAAGAAGGATTTGACAATCACATTGAAAAGTCAATTCGTGGCTATTCAGACTTGATGAATGATGTAATTAGTCTTTCACGTTATTTCGTAGAAGACAATACTAATATAGTTGATATCGGATGTTCTACAGGAAAGAATACAAAGGCCATGATGGAGTACAATAGTGACCATTCGCCTGAAGCAAACTTTATCGGAATTGAAATAGCCGATGGTTTTGAACAAGACTTGAAAGATCGAAAGAAAGAATTGAATGCTGCTGGATTTAATAATGTAGAATTCATAATGAAGGATATTCGTAGGTATCAAATAATAGATGCTAATCTAGTTACTTCAATTTTTACTTTACAATTTATGCCAAAAAGAGATAGAAAACAAGTTATTTCTGGTATCTATTCTGGATTGAATGATGGTGGAGCTTTCATTTTTGCAGAAAAAACAATATGTGATAGTGCCATGGTACAAGATATGATAACCTTTAACTACTATGATTACAAGCGAAAATCATTTGATACAGAAGACATCATGGATAAGGAAAGAACACTTAGAAATATCATGAAACCCAATACATGGAATCAACTTTCGTTGATGTTATCTATGGCGGGATTTTCTACAGTTCAACCCTTTTGGAGAAGTCACGCCTTTGTTGGTGCCCTAGCTATAAAGTAGGGCCTTGACAAAACACTTTAATATGGTATAATAGCACTATGGGAACTTTACATAAATTTTTAGGCGAACCTGAACCATCAAAAGTAAACACACAAATTTGTAGGGAATGTCAGATAGATAAACCTTTGACAGAATATGGAAAATCAAATGTTTTTCGGATGAATGCAAATGGTACACTTAGAGATGATGAGTATATTCAGCGTTGGAGAGTTTGTAAAGACTGTAGAAAAAAGACTAAATTACCAGAAAAAATTAGAAAACTATATAAGAACCCTCTTGAATTAAATTGTCCAATATGTCACAAAGTAGTTAAAGAGAAAAGTATACATTTAGACCATTGCCATAAAACACAAGAGATAAGGGGGCATGTTTGTATGGATTGTAATGTAGGTATGGGGCATCTTGGTATAGAGAGACAATCTCAAGAAGAAACAAGGGTAATCTTTGAAAGAATTTTAAAATGGATTGAACCATCAAAAAATAAGATAGTATTATGAGTCCATTTAATTATATAAAAGCGATTAACGAAACCAAAGAAGATGTGATGCTTACTCCACAAGATGAGAGAAAGTATTCATCTTTTATCGTGAATCGCGGCTTATCTTTCTTTATGGACACTATATTTCAAGTAAATGAAATGAATCGCAACCATCACCTTGATTCAAGACTTCAGTTTGATTATTTCCTAAATACAATTAGGAAAAAGAAAAGGTATAGTAAATGGTTGAAATCTGAGAAACTACAGGACTTAGATGTAGTTAAAGAGTATTATGGATTCGGTAATGAAAAAGCCAAAGATGCTCTACGCATACTCTCAGGGAATCAACTGGCCTTTATCAAAGATAAACTGAATCAAGGTGGAGCGGAGAAATGAATGTATCAATTGACACAATGGTTGAGTGTTCTCTGGAAAATCCAGATGATTTTCTAAAAGTAAAAGAAACGCTAACCAGAATCGGGGTCGCATCCCGAAAAGATAAAACCCTATATCAATCTTGCCATATTTTACACAAACAAGGCAGATATTTTATAGTACACTTTAAAGAATTATTTGCACTTGATGGTAAACCAACCAATTTTTCAGAAAATGACCAAGCGAGACGCAATACAATAGCTAACCTATTAGCCGAGTGGGGATTGATAAAATTAGTCAGTCCTGCCGTGACAGAAGAACTTGTAGTTCCTCTGAATCAGTTAAAGATTCTAGCATTCAAAGAAAAAGATGATTGGAATCTTACTGCTAAATATAATATTGGAAGTAAAAGGATAGATGATGAGCAAAGTAAAGAATGAAACACTCAACTTTTTTAAATTAAATCCCTCTGTTAAAGACCCCTATTTTGCTACAGAAGGTTCAGCCTGTTTTGATATTCATGCTACTATTATTGATGGTACTAGTTACAAAGTAAATCAAGATACGTTAAGTAAGACTATTGAAAGGCCAGTGAAGGGAAATTCACTGCAGATTTTTTGCATGGAGCGAGTTTTAGTACCTACTGGATTGATTTTTGATATTCCAGAAGGATACTCAGTCCGTTTACATTCTAGGTCAGGTCTGGCTTGGAGAGACGGCTTATACCTAACTAATTGTGAGGGTATAATTGATTCTGACTATGTAGATCCTGTTTTCGTTATGATGACTAATATATCTCAATCTCCAAAGAGTATAAATAATGGAGATAGAATATGTCAGGCTGAATTGGTAGAAAAGATTTATCATGGTTTAACCGAGATCAAAACACAACCAGTTCAGAAGACCGAGCGAGAAGGTGGTTTTGGTTCTACAGGCAAATAACAAATTTGTTATATGGCCAAAAATTTAACACAAAAAAGGGAGTAATCCTATGTTAGAAAAAGCAACAGGCTGGATTCGCAGTCTTACAGAAGCCGGTCTTGCGTTAATCGCACTAGGCGTGGTTCTTCAAATTCTTTTCGGAGCAGCTGTACCATTTATCGGCCTTGATGTCGTTGGTTCAGTAACTTCATTAGTTTCAAAACTGGGTGCTGAAGGTCTAGTAGGCTTAGTAGCGATATGGGTACTTTGGGGAATTTATTCCAAGAAGTAATCTAACTATTATTGTTAGGGGGTGAAGCTCATCCCTTAACAATACCTATATATTATGAATGATTTTGAAAATGGTAATTGGATGATACATAATGATGGTATGAAGACCAAGTACAAGTTATTAGTTAAGGACTCTGGGCACTATGCTGAAGATTCATTAACTAAATTAATTTGGACAGTATTTAAGCATCGCTGTCATCACTTTCTAAAAAGAGAGGGATGGCGTGATTGAGATTGACCATAGTGGTAATCTCATAACACCTCATCGCCGTGTGCTATCGGGATGAGATATTATTAACCTCGCTTTTAGAAGGAGGACATTATGTTTTTAGCACGACACTCTGCGTTTACACCCCAAGACTTCCAAAGACTGATGGGCCATACTGTTGGCTTTGATACGATTTTTGATCGTCTTTTTGATATGGATCTTACTCGCGATTCGGGGTATCCCCCATATAACATTCGGAAAATTAACGAACTTCAATACTATATTGAGCTTGCTCTCGCAGGTTTCTCAAAAGAGGATATTGAAGTTGAAGTAACGGATGGTCAATTAGTCATTCGTTCCAAAGAAGACAAGAAAGATGATCTAAAAGATGATTCTTTCGTTCATAAAGGTATCGCTAAGCGTTCTTTTATGAGAAGTTTTTCGTTGTCGGATGACATCATTGTAAAGGGTGCAGATCTCAAGGACGGCATGCTTGTCGTTGAACTTGAGAAAGTGATTCCCGATGAGAAAAAGCCTCGGCTGATTCAAATTGGTTCTTAATTATGACGCAGGGGCTCTACGGGGCCCCTCAAATATCCCATTGGAGATAAAAAATGGCAGAAGAAGAAAAAACTGAAGAAGTATTTAAAGTTGATACTGAAGAAAATACAGAAGACAAAACAGTAAAAGTTGATACAGAAGAAGATGATGGTGTAGTTCTTGACACATCAACTGGTAAGGGATTAGAAAATATGGAAATCCCTGACAGTATGAGAGCACCAGTATTTGAAGGTGGAAGAACAGTTCGTATTTTGATGAATGAAAAATATGGATTTCCTCATGGTATTCAAATCACAGCAGGTATCGCAAATCACAAACCACAACTGGTAGGTAAACCAAGTGATGTTCAGCGTTTGGAAATTCCAGATGATGATATTATTATTGAAGTTGGTGGTGAAATTCTTTGGAGAGCATCTGAGGATGGATTTCCAGACACACAACGTGGCCCAGAATGGGTTACTGAAATCCTAAATAAAGTAGTAGGACAAGAAGAAGCTGAAGATGAAGTGCACGAGCCCGAACATCAAGAGGTTTTAAATTAGGAGATTATTATGTTACCACTTGCAGGAATGTTGTTCAACGTAGTTGCTGGATTAGTAGTTGATAAAGCTCAAGATCTGGCAGAAGAACACGTTGAAAAGATGTTAGATGATATACTTCCAGACAACGCAAAAAAAGAATTAGATAAAATTATAAAGGGCGACA